TAACGATAAAGCGGAGCAAAAAGAAAATGGACGATATACAGTTTTACCAGCAGTACCAGCAACAAGAGCAGGAACAATTAGAACAACAACAAAAACAAACGGAGGAAAGTCATGTCAACAGCTAAACAAGGTGTAGTAAATATTAAGGGTAAGGAGTACAAAACTGTAGCCCTAAGGGTTCAAGAGTTTCGTGAGCAATTTAAAGATTATTGCTTAATTACTGAAGTAATCCAATTAGATCCAGAACAATGTGTCATTAAAGCATCTGTTCTATCTGATACAGATCGTGTAGTGGCCACAGGCCTTGCACAAGAATTTAGAAAGGCATCTCAAATTAATGGTACATCTTATGTGGAAAATTGTGAAACTTCTGCTATCGGTAGGGCTTTGGCTTGTCTTGGCATTGGCGGTACTGAGTTTGCTTCAGCTAATGAAGTACTCAATGCTATTCACCAACAAAATAACCCAGTTATTGAAAAGGTTTCAGATGATGATCTTGAAGTTATTAAAGGCCAATTAATTTTATCTCATGAGGCTGGTGAGTTAAAGCAGGCCTTCCATAAGTTAGGCCCATACGCACAAGAAAAATTGCGTGACTTTGCTAATGATTTAAGAAAAGCTGCATGAGCCATTTAAAAAACAATGCTAGACATAACCGTATTACCGCTAGTAATGCATGGGCAGCGGTGTATGAAAGGCAAAGACTTTGGAGGGACATGACCTTTCGTAGCCCTCCATTTGAAGGTAATGAGGCCACAGAGTGGGGAGTTATTAACGAGCCAGTAGCATTGGGCCAGTTTGAAAAAGACATGGATGTTATCTGTGAGTCTGGTAATAAATTAATACTCCATCCAGAGTTGCCATTTGCTGCCAGCCCAGATGCATTTATTGAATCAATCCCAGTTGAGCTGAAGTGTCCCTTCACTCAAGTAGTATACCCAGAAATACCAGAACGATATTATTTTCAAGTTCAGTTACAGCTTGAAGTATGTGACCAACCATATGCATGGTTTTATGTTTGGACACCAGATGCAACACAAGTAACTAAAGTAGAACGCAACAAAGATTTCATTGAATGGTACACACCGTTAGCATTAGAGTTTTTAAAATCTCTTGAAGATGATGTTGAACCAGTAAGATGGAAACGTAAGCCAATTTTTATTAAGGAGTAATGTATGGCGGATTATGATAATACCAATACTTTTGTATTGTTTAAGAACGATAAAGGTGACAATCCTAAACGTCCAGACTACACAGGCAATGCTAATGTAGATGGAATTGAATTTAGAATTAGTGGCTGGATTCGTGAAGGTGCTAGTGGTAAATTTATTAGCGGATCTGTGCAAATGAAAGAGGCTGTAAAGTCTGTAGAAAACAATGAGGATGTCCCTTTTTAGGACACCCTCAATTGGAGTTACTTGTTCATAACGTACATAGTTACTTCAAAACCAAAACGCATTTCAGTAGCTGCTGGAGTTGTCCACATGGTATTAATCCTTAAAGGTTTCTGGCTTATGCCATTAAGTGTGATTATACACCCAGCAAGCTATCTGGAATATCAGTAAAACCATGAAAGAGGTCTATGTTTAAGTTTGAGTTTAAGGAGTCCATAAGGGCTGAATTAGCAACAACACCACACGCCAGACTGTTTCATGCAATATTATTGCTTGCTATGAAGGATGCATTACAAGGACATAGCAAAGAACGTGAATCTTCTATTCGGTGGCTTAATGAACATGACAACGTGGTTAAAGATATATGTTTAATTTTATCTGGATATGATCAGCAGTACATTCAGAGGATTATAAAAGAGAAAAGATAATGGACTACATTCATAATTTAGAACAGGATTTAAACTGCTACAGTAGTGCGGTTTACCATGAGGTGAACACGAGGACGCTTGAAGAAAAACTTGGCGTAATCAACGTAATCAGGAATAGAGTTAAGTCTGGTAAGTGGGGTCGTACTGTGTGCGATGTTGTGTACTCGCATAAGCAATTCGCTGTTTTGGATGAAAGGCATGAGCCTGTAAATGAAAAGGCGTATCTTAAAATTAAGCTATTAGTGCTTGACACCGTAGTTTTTAAGAAGTATCCTAATCCAGTTGCTGACAGCCTGTATTTTCATGACGATTCAATAAAGGAAAAAAATAGCTGGTTTGGCCACAATAAGAAAATTAAAATAGGACGTATGAATTTTTATTAATGAAAAAACAACCATTAGCATTTTTGTATGAAGAGTTTTGTACCAAGTCTGGTGACCTTAAAAAGTCTTACCTATGGTCTTTTCATCCTGATGCTTTGTCGTATATGCACGATTTAAAAAATACAACACATCACATAAAAATAACACCATTGTTTGCAGGTGAGCCTGTAGAAGAATACAAGGGCATATCTAAATACGATAGTAAAAGATTAATTGAGTCTAGTGAGGGTTTATAATGTATAAAGAATCAGACAGCATAAGACAAGCATATTTTATAAAAAATTATATAGAAGATAATCCCAGTTGCACCATAAAAAATATTATTCAGGATTGTGTAACAAATTTTTATAGACTTAGAAACCTTGAAAGACAAGGATATATCACATTACCTAAACCTACACCATATGGGGAACGCAATGGCCTTTTTAGACAAGCTACTTGAGTTTATTGTTTATTTATTAATTGTTACTGGAATTGGTTGGTTCTTGTTTGGTTGTTATACGTTAATTGATTTATTTTTTATGAAAGGATAGTTATGTCAGATAATATTAATCACCCAAAACATTATAACGTAGGCGGTTTAGAAACAATAGATATTATTGAATCTAGGCTTACTGATGAAGAATTTGTTGGGTACTTGAAGGGCAGTAAAATGAAGTATGATTTGCGTTACCCATTTAAGGGCAACGTGGAAGAGGATCTTGCTAAGTCAGAATGGTTTAAAAATAAACTGATTGAAGTATTAAGATCTGTGGAAGCTGTGAACACACCATAAATTGAAGCCCAACTTCAAAGATTTGACGATGAATAATCTATAAAAACCAATGACTTATAAAATAATTAAAAAAAGTGTTGACATTATATTGTAATTATATAAAATAACTATATCGCTGATTTATCAATCCACTTGCAGGCGATCAAGAAATTTTGCTAAAGGAGAATTACATGACTATCTTATCAAGTTATGATGCAGTAGGCCTCGCTGAAGGCTTTGTAGAAGGCACAGAAGAAGAAGTAATAGAAGCATGGCAGTACCTAGTGAACACAGGCCTAGCATGGCAGTTGCAAGGCTGGTTTGGAAGAACAGCGTCTGATCTTATTGATGCTGGAATTATTAATCAACCACAATTACACTAGGGGAATATAACATGGCTTATGTCAACAACGAAACAAAATCAAAAATTCTAACAGCTTTAAAGCCGGTATTTAAGAAGTATGGTATTAAGGCCACAGTTGCTAGAAATTCTTATCACTCAACATTAGTTGTAAACCTTGTATCTGGCAGTATTGATTTTAGTAATGACTATGATCGTACGCAGGTTAATGTTTACCATATTGATAAATATTACGATGGTATTGCCAAACAGTTTTTAAATGAAGTAGTAGCAAATATAAAAATTGCTGGTGAATGGTATGACGAATCAAATGCACAAATTGATTACTTTAATACCGCCTTCTATATTTCAATTAATATAGGTAAACATGGTAAACCTTATGTTTATAACGCACCATCTCATGTAGTACAGGCTTTAAAAGAGCTTGGTAAAATTGAGTTTATTGTTGTAGGGAGGGGTGCATAATGGGTCAATACCATCAAGTATATAACGTAACTAAAAAAGAGTGCCTACACGCACACAAGCTAGGTCAGGGCCTTAAACTTGTTGAGCAGATAGGATTTGAAGGGTCAGTAGCAGATATATTGTTTTTATTACTTGCTAACAGCAATGGTCGTGGAGGTGGTGATTTTAGCGATCATGAGCTTGTTGGTAAGTGGGCTGGTGATCATATTGTAGTGCAAGGCGATTATGCGGAGGAAGGTGACGCTGGGTTTATTTCAGATACAGAAAATTATACTGATATATCTGAACAGGCAGCAACACTTTTTGGAAAGGGGAATATTGCCAGCTAAATTTAAATACAAGCCTACGCTATTAAGTGAAGAGCACATACAACAAATGTGCAAATTTTTAAAAATACTTTATGTTAAAGGTGAGTACCAGAAGTGGAATAAGTTTTCTCAATTCAAGTTCTGGCACAAAGATGAGATGGACAAAAGGGATAAGTGATTATCCCTTTTTTATTTCTGTTCTTCAGATCCTAGTAAGCCACCGCCAACACTAATTGGCATTAATGATAGTAAACTAATTTCACCAGATTTTAATTTTTTAATCATTTCATTGTATGGAATATTTAATTTTTCAGCTTTAGTTTTAATGAGAGATAAATAAGTATCAGCAATAGACTTTGACTCGCCTTGAATTCCTGCACCTGCTGTTTTTTGGCCAAATACGTTACCTTCTTGCTGTGCTTTGTTTCTGTATCCAGTCCATACATTAGCACTAAAATCTCTTGGTGTCATGTTGGCTTCTTTTGCTTGATTAGCTACAATTTTTTCTAAATCTGCATATTGTTTGCCAGATGGAAATACACCCTTTTCAGCACCTGTAAAAATATTAGCAGATGGTTTTTCTGAAAGGTTTGCCCAATGCCTATCAAATACCATAGCATTAGGATCACCCATTAATGCCTTACCCATGTTACGAACTTTTTCTTTTTGCAAATCTTCAATACGTCCTTGACTAGCAGCAAGTAAATTTTTAGTTCTGCCAGTTTCCATAGGCATCATATTGCCAGCAGTTTCAAATACAGCATTTTCTGGCATTCTAAAATTAGGTTGAATAACTGGCTCACCTGCAATTTGCCTTCTCATGTATTCAGATGCTATTCTTGCATTGCGTGGCACATCTGATACTGGTGAAGTAGCTGCTAAATATCCAGCTAAATTTGGTACATTTTCTTTACCATATAAATCTTCCAATGGAGTGCCACGAAGATCCCACCAGTTTACAGTTGGATGTTGTTTTAAATAATCAACACCAGATTGATTGAGCTCTGATAACCTTTGATTATATTCTGGGCTTCTAATAAAATCAGACCAATTACCTACTGGGAATGATTCACCCTTGCCAACATTATATCCAGCAATTTGATTTGTGCGTTCACCAAATTTAACTGCTTTGCGTAATTCATTAGG